ATGGAGCAGGAGCTTGTATAGGCGTTCCTCAAGTAGGAACTCAGGTCTTAGTTTGTAAACCAGGAAGCTCCGATTCCTGGTATTACCTGGGAGCCACCTTTGCTCCAGAGCCCCTCCAAGTCGATGGTCCTACTCTGCGTGACGATAGACTATATCCTATAGAGAGAGCCAACCCAGACCTGTACAGAGCAAGAGGGGAGCCCATGGAAGTCCAATTTACAGGCCCAGGTGGGGGCGGTATTATTATAGGTCAGGATTACAATCCTGAATTCATTAATAATAGGACAGAAATAAAATCAAATATAAATAAGAAAGTTACTTTATCTGATTCCCCAGCTATTGATGCTATTATCTTAGATTCTGGAAACGGGAGTAAGATCACGATAGCCGATAACCCGCAAAATAATAGCGTCCCTGCTAGATCTATTCAGGTTGAGAGTGTCGGTCCTCAAAAGTATATTAATACAGAATCTCAAACTGATGTGGTGGTTGGGGCTGGGGGGAGGGAGCTTCAGTTGCTTAATACTGCTAGTGGGTTTGAGTGGGGTGAGGAAATTCCTTGTGGTAATGTAAATATTCAAAGTAAATGGAGAGATGTAAATGTTTTCACTCAAGCAGAAGAGGGTCGAATATTCATTGAATGTCTTAATACTAATGGCGATAATCAAGTTATTCAGATTGAAACCAATGGAGGGAGTGGAGACTCCATAGTTATTAAGACACAAGGAACTCTTAGCCTGGAGGCTGGAGGAGATATAAACATGAAAGCTGGGGGTGCGATTAAGATGGAGAGTGGAGGAAAGTATAATATTACCTCTGGAGGCAACTTAGAAATTAATGCAGTAGGAGAGGCTAATATTGAAGCTCCTAAAATAAATCTAGCAAATGGAGCAAGTGCAGATCGTCCCCAAATATCAAGTAAGCAAAGTCGGTACGGTAATACTGGAATTACTACATACTAAGAGGTAATTATGGCATCATTTGATTTAGAAACATTCTTAAAGGTACAAGGCAATACAGGAACTGGCCCCCTTCAGGCTTTAGGTATGGCTTATGGGATGCCTAGTTGTATGCTCAATCTGGCAGCAGGGGCCATGAGCCTTCTTCCAAGCTCTGTTTTGAGTAATATGCAATCTCAAATTTCAGCAGGAAAATCGAAAGCAAATGAAATAACAAAAGAAGTATTTAAGAAGTTAATGCTTAATACTGGAATTATTGAGTTTGATACGAGGAATGGTGTTTTTAAGTTTATGTCAGATACTGCATGGCAAGGAATTGACAATGATGATAATCAAACCAAGAGCAACCTTGCTGGGTTGCTGGCAGCGTTTCAATTCGCCTCCTCTTTTGGAGCGCAGATTTATCAAAACTATACGAATATTAAAAGCCAAGTAGATTCTATATCTGACTGTCTTGATAAGTGGAATGAGCTTCAATCCTACCAATCTGGAAATTCTGCTGACGAGAGGGCTACTCTCCCCAAATCACAAGCTGACGAACTCTTTGATTCCATGTATGCAGGAGACAAGGCTAGACTAGAATCAGCAGCCCAGTTCATTTCTACCTGTAATAATAAGCTTGATGAAATTAATGATATCTTTAAAGCAAGAGCCGCAGACCCCTCATTAGAGCCTAGGCTATTAGACACAAGAGATTTAGATCTCGCTCTTGATGGAACTGATTTTCCTAGATATTCTTTGGAAGATCCCGAAGTTGGACGAGAAGAAGAAGAAGTATTTAGACTTACTTATGGACCTCCAAGAAGCAGCACTGGGCAGTATGTGCTAACCTCTGACGGTCTTTATTACGATTCTCAGTCTGGGGGCTTGGATCCCGTATTTCTAGCTATTTCGGGAATCGTTCCTATTGGGGACCAATGGAAATACGATTATGATCCCAACCTAGGAGGGAGGGGTCAAGCGGTTTCTATTGACTCGCTAAATAAATTTAAAGATAACATTTTTGATCCCAATAGAATTGATGATAGTCAAGGTCTTCAATCTTACTATCTCAGAGATCACTTTCTTTCTGTATTGAAACAACAAAGAAACAAACAAACTTTTGATTTATCTTCTGATTTAGTTTCCTTTATTGGTAGTTATGGAGAAGATTCTTCAATTGTAACTAATCAGCGAAATTTAATTATTTCTGAAATTGCTAACCACAACAATAAGATAAATAGAAGAAAGAAGCAAATTGAAGTTGCTGTAAAGGCCCCGCAGATTTACGGGAATTTAAGAGGGCCTTTGTTCGCTCCTGGTGAGGTGCCCATTAATGATTTCTCCTACTTAGCTGATTATAATTTAGAAGTAGATATTGAAAAACAAAATGCTCTGATTTTTAAACAAGCAGATGTTGTGGGTATAGTTTTGCCTATTGATGTAAAATTTGCTGGAACGCGCCCCAAGCCCCCTTCATTAAATATTGATCATTTAACGGTCCCTACAGTAGGAAAAGGAGCTATTGTTTATACCCCCTCATCCACCTATGCAGGGTCTGTTTTATCTCTGACTGATCAGATTGTAAATAAAGATCTGTTTGCAATTTATAACTTCCTTGAGACCACTATAGAATTGCCCTCCTCTGTAGCCTTCCCTGTCACTAACTGTGCTACTGAGGATATGTATAATAATGCTCAGTTAGTTGGGCCTTCGAAGAGAATAGTTTTTGTTTCTGGTATTGGGATTCCTTATCTTGAAGGTATTGTTAAGAATAAATCTACTGATACCGCAGCAGCATCAGCTTTAGGATCATATGCAAAGCTTCCTGACACTAGAGAATTCCAAGATCTAACTTATTCGCCAAGCGGATTTACTATGGAATGCTGGGCTCATGTTCCCAACATTATGGATGGAGAACTAGGTTGGCTTAGTTCGACAGCATCATCCTTAACTAAGGCACTCTTAGCCAGTGAAAATGTAGGGGTTGCTTCAGGTACTTCTTCTGTGACCTATCAAAGAGTACCAACAGACTTAGACTTCTTAGAAAATAAGAGGGGAGATCAATATGTCCGAGGAATGGTTTGTGGATTTACTAGGGATCGGAGAATTACTGAGGCAGGATATCCTTTAGGTTTGTCGGGATATAGTAATAACAATTATGATAACGACCCTGCTTCTTCATTAAGTTTCTTTATAGCCCCAACCCAAGCTAGAGATTCCTCCGCTGCGTCTTGGATTAATAACGATGATGCTAATTGTGGAGATTATGCAAGTTTTTACAAAATGAAAGTTGACCTTTCTGCCACAGACTTTGGTAATGTATCTTCTCAATTTGTTCTTATTGATATATCTTGTGATCCTACTACAGATACTATTAAATTTTTTGCTGATGGATCATTAGTTGCTACCTCCGCTATATCTACAGTCTTCGGTGTAAGCCCTCAGAGGCCACCAAGTTTACCCTCTTTTAAGAAAGATAACAGTTTCCAATACTCTTCTACTACGGTTGATGGACCTAGGGTACTAAAACAAGGTCCCCTCTTAAACACCTTTTATACTCCTTGGATAGTGGGTGGGGGATATACAGATGGAATGTATAAACATGGAAATTTCTTAGGAGGAGATCGTGGAGGAATAACAAGCGGTTTGCGCGGTAATATAGGAAGCTTGAAATTTTACTCTAGAGCCCTAGATAATGCAGAAGTTTTAAAGAACTACAAAGCCCAAAAAGGCTTCTTCAAGAATATTAAGATCTAATGGCAGCCAATCAAACAGTTTCGGTTTTTGGAAGTATACCTCCGAGGTATATGAAACAAGCAGTAACCTCACAGAAGCAAGAGGTCTATGGATTATCCTTCCCTTTAGGATCTTCTCTAGGAGGGGGTTTTTTATCTAAGAGTTCTGGTATTGCTATGATTAGAGGTGCCGTCAAACAACTTCTCTTGACCCAGAGGGGAGAGAGAATTTTGCTTCCGAACTTTGGATGTAACTTGAGGAAATATCTTTTCCAACCACTCGATGAAGCTACTTTTGAATCAATTAAGAGAGAGATTCAATATTCCTTTAAGAATTATATTGTAGGAGCCCACATTGCAAAACTAGCTGTATTTCCTTTCGGAAATGTAGGACCAGGGGGAGGAAACTCACTTAGAGTAGTTTTATCTTTACGATTGGATACTGCTGATTTAGAAACATTTGATGTTGAGGTAAATATATCATGAACTTTTCTGGAACCATTGCATCGGACTTTATGAAGTTAGCGGAAGTCCCTATTGTAAAGAGACCGTCTCTTATTAACTTTGCTGCTACCGATTTTCTTACTCTTAGGGATTCTCTGATTGCTTATGCAAAGGCAGTTTACCCGAGAGATTATAAATACTTTGTTGAGTCGGATTTAGGGATGATGTTCTTAGAGCTTGTGGCTTACATGGGATCTGTTATGTCCATGAAAGCTGATATGCTTGCTAATGAGAACTTCTTAGCCACAGCTACACAACGACCTAGCATTAAGAAGCTTTTACAATTAATTGGAATTCGTATGAAAGGTCCTCTTTCTGCTGCGGCTGATGCGAAGATTACTTCTGCTGACCCCGTAAGCACCAATATTACGATTGAGGCTAGTAATAGAACTATAGAAACTGTTTCCCCTGAAGATGGAGGAGTGCTAACTTATACATTATATAAAGTGGTCAATGGGCTTGTGGATACCGCTAATCAGACTGGTATCATAACCCTTACTGCTGCCGAGGGGCTTGGTACTCCTGTAACCGTTTTTGAAAATATAGTTTTACAAGAAGGTGCCTTGGTTAGAGATACTGGAAGCTTCGCAGCAACGGAAGGGGTTAAGACTATTAAGCTTACAAAAGGTCCTGTGGTTGAAGCTAGTGTTCAAGTATTTACTGACGGACCTGATGCCACCAAGACTGGGGCCTTTGTTGAAGTACCTAATGTCTTTTTTGCTTCTGGTTCTTCAGATAAAATCTTTGAAGT